TCGATGCAGTCATTCAGGCGTCGATCACGATCCGTATCGCTGGCGCAATCACCTGGACAGGCTGATACATGGCATACGCAGCACAGAAGACAACCCTCCAGGTACAACTGCCGAGCGCAAGTTATGCGTCTGTTGGTGATGTCACCTCTATTGCCATGAACGGCATCACTGTGGCAGAACTTGACACCAGTTCGCTGGCTACGACATCCAAGACGGCGGCGGTCGGCATCCGCGAAAACGGCACCATCTCGTTGTCGATCTATATGTTCGAGTCGGTTGGCAACTCCGCAACCGATGCGCAGTACTATCTGCGACCGTTCTTGTACAAGAGTGGTGGGGACTTCGTAAATTCTGCTTCGTGGCGACTGCTCTTCGGAGGTGACACGACCGGAAGCGCAGCCACCTATGTGACCTTCTCCGCCTATGTCACGTCCTTGAACGTCAGCGCAGCGGTCGACGGTATTGTTCAGGCCAGCGTCACCCTGCGCATCACTGGCAGTCTGACCTGGACGAACTGACCATCACATGAATCGCGAATCCATCCTGAAGCTCGTGGCAACGTTGCCAGTCGAGCAGATTGTCGTTGCTGGCATTGCTGAACCGTTCTACCTGCGAGGTCTGACCGCCGGCGAACGTGATGCCTTCGAGGCGGCTTGCTTCGTAGGCAAGGGTCCGAACAAGGAGATGAACTTCGTCAACCTTCGTGCGCGCCTGCTGGTTCGTGCGCTGTGCGACAAGGACGGTACGCGGCTGTTCACCGACTCCGAGGTCGAGACCGTGGCTGGTCTGCCGGCCCGCATCGTCGATCCACTGTTCGACGCTGCACAGAAGTTGTCGGGGATGGGTGCCAAGGACGTAGAGGCACTCGCGGGAAACTGACCGAGCGGGCGGGGCGGCGTTTCATGTTCCGCCTGGCGCTCGCACTCGGCTGTACGGTCGGCGAACTCGAGCAACGGCTCACGGCCGCGGAGTTGTCGGAATGGCTGGCATACGACAGCCTCGAGCCGATCGGTGGAATGCGTACCGACTTCGGGTTTGCCATGCTCGCCAGTATGTATGCCAACGCGCATCGCCGATCGTCGGATCCGCCGGCCAAGGTGACGGATTTCATGCCATTCCTGAATCAACCCAAGGAGCAAACGCCAACTGATATGATGGCGGTACTGAAGTTTGCAGGAGGCTCCTGATGGCAGTTGTCGGCGATCTGATGGTGAATTTCAAGGTAGACCGAACGGAGCTCGAAGGAGCCACGAAGTCCCTTGATCTGTTCTCGGCTGGCGCTGACGCGAACTTCCGCAAGGCTACGAAGGGCGTTATAGCCCTCCAGCAAGCCTTGGGGAAGATCGGGGTATCGCCGGAGGTGCTGTCGCCACTCACATCGTTCCTGCAACTCGGCACCAAGAGCATTCCGGCAATCGTTTCCGGCTTCAAGGCAATGGGCGTTGCGCTGCTCTCCGTTGGCAAGGCTATGGCAGCTGCTCTGCTGACACCGCTGGGGATCGCGCTGACGTTGGCGGGTGGCGTGGCGTACGCGGTCTATCAAATCTTCAAGCAGGATGCCGTGGAACAGGCGGCTGCTTACGCAGCGCAGATCGAACGGATCAAGAAGTCCGCCGAAGAGGCGCAAACAGCCCTCAAGGCCATGTCAGCAGCCGCAGCGGAACAGGAGAAGCGGACAGCCGAGATGAGAGAGGTCGTTCTGATCGAGTCCATCGTCGCCGGCAGCGATCTCCCGGCCGATGAGGTGCGTCGATCATTAGCTCAATCCGAGGAAAGGCAAGCCGCAACTGATGCAGCCAGCAAGGCCCACCAGGATCTTGCCAAGGCTGAAGAACAGCGATTCTTAACCTTCAAGAAGCTCGCAGACCTTCGTGGCTATGAGTCGATCGTGCGCGCCAGGGGCGATACGGAGGCTGCCGACGGGCTTCGAGTCCAGATCAAGGAGATGGCAAAGGTGCTTCAGTTGGAGGAAGCGACCGTCGAAGCCACCCGCAAGCGATTTGAGCAGGCGGAAGAGTTCGAGAAGTTGGTTAATCAACGTCAGGCCATCGAGGTTGAAGCTCGAGCGAAGGCAGAACGGGAAGCCATCGACCGCAGTTACATGGCGACCGTATCTGATCTCACCGATCAGATCAATCTGCTTTCGATGAGCGAGGAGGACTACAGCGAGATCCTCCGACAGCGGCAACGGGATCAACTGACTGCGGCCGGATTCACGCCGGAAAGGATCGACGAGATCCAATCGCTTCAGGACACGCGCAATGCCCTTGAAGCAGCCAACAAGGCTCTCGAGATCGAGAAGCAGTTGAAGGAGCAGCTGGCTGATCTCAACATGAACGAGGATCAGCGCGCAATGGCTGCGGCTGCGCGTGAACGAGAGCAGTTCGAGAAGCGACTGAAGTCGATGAAGATCGAATCCGACGAGGTCGCCAAGTTGATGGCCTTGTATGACAGCATTGAGAAGGTAAAGAAGGAGCAGGAACTGGACAATATGAAGCAGCGCCGGGATGAACTCGAGGAGAGTCTAGCCCGAGAAGAACAATCAGAACGCAAGCGCGTCGACGAAATGCGCCAGCGCCGGGAGTCCATGACGGAATCGCTGTCGACTGCTTTGGGTTCGGTGAAGGTTGCGATCGCATCACCATTCACCAAGCAGGACTGGGATGCCATGATCGCGCAGGAATCCAAGGCGCAGACGGCAGAACTGCGCAAGTTGAACCAGAACATCGCCGATATGATGTCGACCATCAATTGAGGACCGTATGCCAGCGACTGTTGGAATCCAGACTATCGGGCATCAGCTAGCCAACGACGGCGGCACGGCCACGCTCCGCCTGATCATCACGGATGTCAGCGGAGGCACCATCGGCGATGCATACTCGGCGCTCACGACGGCTGGATATACGCTCGGAGCCGCATATACGGCCACGGCTGGCATCACCGGAGCCACGCTGACCAACATCGATCTGCAAGTGGTCGAAGGCAGCGCGGCGAAGACTTGGATGGCAACGGTCAGTTACAACAACCGTGGCAACGACTTCGAGATCATCGCCAATTACGAGCGCAAGGAACTGACCACTCGAGCGGAACTGCTTGACGTGTGGCGCATCGACGGATCGACGGCCATGCCTGCGCCGGCCAATCTGAACAACCCAGCGCAGAGCGACATCGCGGGGCAGCCGATCGACAACGGCGGCGAGCCTCTGACGGTCGTGTATCCGCAGCAGGAAATCACCATCACCAAGAAGCTGACGGGGAGTCAACTTGATCCAACTACCGTCCGTGGCATGGTCGGCAAGCGCAACAGTGCGACATTCGAGGGGGCATCGGCGGGCTATGTGTTGTTCGTAGGATCTCGCCAGTCTCGCATCGGCTATGACCTCTACGAGGTGACTTACACGTTCATCTGGGACGGTGCAGCCCATTGTCGGCAGTCCCCAGATCGCGCAGAGGACGGTCGGCCTGCAAAGACGGGCACTGGCACATACGCCGGCAAGGCCTATCCGGTGTACTGGAAGCAGCCGTTCCCCAGCACTGCGAACTTCGCGGGTCTGCCTGGCCTATGAAACCGCTTATCTCCAAGGGCTGGGGTGCGCTTACGCCGGCGACCTGGAAAGAGCTCTATGGAGCAGTCCAGTCGGTTCAGCCTACCGATCGCACGGGTGAGATCCCGATCGTCGATCGATTCGTGGCGACGATTGATGGATCGACCATCTTCACCGCTGGCACGGCGAAGTGGAAGTATGCCTGGACGGAAAAAAAGCGCGCCGATGCGACCACGTCGAGCTTGTCATCGACTACCAATCCTCGGCAAGGAACAAGCAGTACTGGCTTTGCCGTCAACCTGCTTGAACTGGCCAACACCTCAATCCTCGCATACGGGTTTGCGGTGACCTCGCTCGAGCTAAACGATGCCGATGGCTTCTACATTGGTGCGGTGCCGACAGGTACGCCAGTTGAGATGATCATGCGTCGCGCTACCGATGGCGCGATATCCTACGAGTTCATCGCACCGAACCGCATCTTCGGCTCGTGCACGGGAGGAGTCGCGCAGGAACTCGACGGCGGCGAGTACGGAGCCTAGTAATGGCCGACATCATCAAACACAAGCGCAGCGGCGACACGGGCGAGGAGCCGACCACGGGCGAACTCGCGCAGGGCGAGCTCGCGATCAACTACTACGACGGCGCGATATTCGTCGAGACCGATGACGGCACGACGCAGGCGATACGTCGATTCCTCGCGGAGCCGACATCTCCAACGGCCGGCTATGTTCTTCAGACGAACGCCACGAGCGCGAACTCGTGGGTTGACAAGTCCTTCCATTGCCCGCGGCTTCCGGCCGACGGCATCGACGCATCGACGGGATCTAGCGCACGCATCTACTCGATGCCGCTGAACGCCAACGCCTGCGCGGCGGGCGGAACCCCGACGGCTAATCGTGCCCATTACAATTTGTTCTACATTCCGCACTCCGTCGATGTGAAGGCAATCGCTTCGCAGACCTTCGGCACTATCGGAGGCAATGTGAAG